AATCGTCTCGTCTTCTTCTTCCAAGTTGCATCGCTGCAAACTTTTGTAGTTCAGTTTTATATCTATTTTCATATAGTGTCAACATGTCTGTTGGACCTTTTAAAAACATAAATGCTTCTACTAAACATGCATATAATAAACCCTGTGGAAAGTAATTACTTACATAAGTCCCAGCAGTATTAGTTTCTAATCCTACTGGCATAGCGTTATAATGAATAATATATTTATAATTCTGATCTGGTGTAGGAGCAACAAATAAAGCACCTGATGTAGCTGTACTAGCCCCTGTTGTAGCGCCACCAAACATAGAATAGTATTTAGGTAATCCTTTAACATTTTGACCTGTAGCACCTCCAGAAGGCCCTGTTGCTTCTCCCACGTACTCTGTAATAAAAGTTTGATCACGTCTTTCTAACCAAAAACCTTGATCTGTAACAGCAGTTGTAGAATTAAAAACTTGAACTCCTCTAATAAATAAAGCTTTTGTTGGAACCGTAATACTATTAAAATTTTGTGCAAATTGAGCTTCATCTTCAGCTCTGTCTGAATCCATAGGACAGTCTAAATTAATTCTATGTTCTGCGTTTTCTAAAAATCTATTTATAACTGCAGCAGTAAATACATTAGCATCTACTTCTGTATAGTTTCTAATATCTGTTGTTAAAGTTGAGTAAGTATATCCAGCCATAATTAAGCTCTATCATTAACGGGTCCAATTGTACACTGAAAACCGCCTCCTGTTGCTGTGCTTCCAGCATTAGATACTAAAGGCACTGTTATAGAATTAAACTGTTGTTCTGTTGCTTGTGTTCCATTAGGTAATGTAGGACCAACTTCTACAGTAGTTGCAATTGCTGTTGCTAAATATGATCCAAAAACTTTTGCTCCGTTTGCATGAGTTGTTGCTGTGGTATTAGGTGGAGTTATTCCTCTAAATGGAGAAGCTGTGCCTCTTGTTAATCCAGATAAAACTCCTGTACCTGTGTTGTTACCTGTATATTGAATTGTTTCATTTATGTATTTTCCAAAAGTTGCACTAGTTGCATCTTGATCTACTTTTTCTATTACAACAAAACCAGCGTTTGGAAATGCTGCAGAACTAGTTAAAGTTAAAGTGTTAACTGTATCATTAATTGCACCATTCAAAGTTGTTTCTAATTCTAAAGTTGCAATTGCAACGCCTCCTACTATTTCTTTAACAGATTGAAATCTAACATAAGACGTTCCTTCGTTAATTTGATTAAAGGGATAAGATACACTTAAAGTTTGAGATCCACCTGTTGTAGTAAATGGATTGTTAGGTAAAATATCTTGTACAGGAAATTCTACTCTTGCAGGTCTTGCATGCATTAAACCTTGTGGGTCTGCTCCTACTGGATGTGGTTCTAATTGTGGTTGTTTAGCTTCAAATTCAGAGTTATGTACCCACGCACCAGTCCATTCTTTTACCATTTCTCTATATGGAAATGCTGCACCCGATCTATCAGAGATCGCTAATGCTCTACTACCTTTTGCGAATCTAGCCATTATATATTTGGATAGTATGTCTTCGGAGTAATATATGTGCTAGCTGGAGAACCATCTTCTGATAATGCTCTTGCTAATTCATCCTCGTACAACAACTTCATCTCCTGTGTTCGTTGTGGTGCAAACTTCATAGATAAGTAATAGGATAATCCTGAAATCATACATGGTACAAATCTAAAAGGTGTATCACTTGCGTTAGTATAGGCTCCTGCATCATCAATTCTTTTTACATAATAAACGTTTAAAAAATTTGATGCAGCAGTTGAATTAGGTAAAGGATAAATAGTTAGTGTAACTTTATCTATAAATCTTTGTACCCAAAATTGTGAAGGTGTTCCATTAGATGCTTTGTTTGCTGTTGCAGCATATGCATCTCTTGCAACTTTAGTTAAACCTGTGTCTGATTGATTTGTTGTATTATAATTTTGTCTGTAAGATACATTTAAAATATCTGATATACCAAAAACATTTGCTGTTGGAACAGTTGTTGCTTGTGGTGAAGCAGCAGCAGCCGCTGCGCTATCTACAGAATTTCTATAAAAAGTATAAATACCAGCACCTTCATCTGTTGCATCAACATTAGTTGTTGCACCCGCTACTAAATTAATATTAGTGTTTCCTACTTCCCAAAAATGTATTCCTCTATTACCCCATTCTTGAAAAAGAATGTTTAAAGATCTTCTAGCAGTTTTTAATTGATGACCGGCTGTACCGACTAAACCTAAACGCTCGTATGCATCTGCAATAATTTCATCGATTGAAAAGTCCTGGTCAAAACTGTAGGACTGTGAAGTAGTATTCGCCATTGGCTACCTCTAAAAAGTTCCGATTATATAAAAAAAGTCTACGTTAGTCAGATCTGCATATATTCCGTCAGTAATAGCTATACCCGCTGCTGGTATTTTAAATTCATGAACGTGATTAGCTGCTGTGCTAAACTTACCATGAAAAACTAATCTACTTGCTGTTTTAGAAGCGTCTGCTTCATTATAAAGTTTAACTTCAGCATCAGCGTCACTAGCTTGAGCAAATACAGTTAAAATATTTGCTTTTCCAATATCAGTAGCTGTTGATGAAGTTGCAGTATTTACTAATTTTTGCACTTGACCATCAGCTGTAAGAACTACCGATTGTCTAACTTTTGATGTTATTGACATATTTTTAATCTCCTTAAATTTGTGTGGGCCGAAGCCCACACTAAATTAATTATTACGCGATAGTCATTACCGGTGTACTTAAACAATCTGCTTTCCAAGTAGAGTTTGTTCCATCGTCAGTTAAACAAGTAAGAGAGAGTCTAGCTCCTGCTACTGTTGAGTTAACCATAGTAATTGTATCACCTGCCACGTCAGCAACTGGGTTAGCTGCTGTACCGCCTACAAGTTGGATCATACCAAAAAAGTTTGATACACCAGCTCCTGGTAAAACAAAAGTAGTTGTAGTACCACCGCCAACAGCAGTAGTTAAAACAAAATGATAAGTAGTTCCAACATTGTCCGTGCTAAGTGCCGGCATGTTAACTATATTGTTTGCTGTTCCATTTACTATAAATGTAGTTCCTGATTCAGCTGTTGTTAATGTATCAGTTGCTCCACCTGCTCCAGCAAAAGTTGAATTATCAACTGATACTCTGAAAGTAGGTCTTGTATCGTAAGTAGCTTCAACTGTGAATGCACCTGTTGTTGCGTTTTTTGTTACTTGTTCAAAACCGTTTTCCGATCGGACTGGTCCTGAAAATGTTGTATTTGCCATAATTTTATCCTCCTAGTTATGATACATAGTCTCTAGGCCGTCGACTATACGCGTCTACGTATCGTTTTAAATTGTATAGTAAGTTTTTTATATACTAGTTTTTAGTAGAGTGCAAGAGAGCCTGTAGTGCGGATTGGATTTTTCCAACGATGTAGCTTTTGTATTAAGTAGCTACAGAAACTTGTGGAGCAACACCTTCTGCAGTGTTTTGTCTGTGAGCAATTTGAGCTTCTTCAAGCTTGATCTCAGTAATGACTTGTTTAACTTTGTCATCAATTCTGACCATTTCAAGAGTATATCTATTATTGTCAATATGCTCCTGTTCCCACTTCAACTCCAAGGACCTTTTTCGTTTGTATAGGTCTTGTATCATCAACAACCTCCTCATAGGTTATTCTGTTTACTCGGCTATCATAAGAATTTCCGAGATATTCCCATTTTATACTCTTTTCTCCCAACTTGTCAAGGATTGATTGTTCAAGAGAAATAGCATTATCTTCAGCATCAACACTAAATTTTGCGTAATGATCGTATGCCCAGATTGTAATGGTAAATTGTTTCATGGTTTTATCTTTCTATTTGTTAATTGTGGCGAGACTATGTCCCGCCACAAAAATTTTCTTCTTAATGATTATGCACCTTCAACGCCGTAGATACCTCTAAAGTCAGAAGCGCCAAAAGCGTATCTTTCTCTAGCTTTGTATCTAACGTTACCAGTATCAAAGTCTCCTTCCATTGACGTAGTCAACGGAGTTCTTGAGAACATTTTCATACCATTTGGAACGTCTGTGATAATGTAAAATGAATCAGGGTCAGTTAAGAAATTGTTCACTCTGTAACCTTGAGGAATCATTCCCATGCTGTTGATTGCATTGATGTCATTATCAGCAGTTTGAGTTCTACCTTGAGACTTCATAAGTCTTTCAGCATTGAACTGATTTGCAGAAGGAATTATCATTTTAACTCCTTTAGCTGCAATTCTTAAACCTCTTTCATCAGTCATCGCTGCGATGTCGATTAGCGATTGTTCTAATGAAGTTTCGTTTAAGTCTGCTTGCGTAGTTAAAGTGTTTGATACTGTACCCGCGATAGTTGGGTGAGCAGTACTAAACAAGTTTTGCCCATCACCTGTTTGAAAAGCAGTTGCAGCTGCAATAGCTGGTAAACCGTTATTCAATGG